TGCATTTGCAGGACAAGTATTTACTGAATGGAGATTACAACCGTTTAGAGATGAACCTGATAATGCAAGACATGTAATACCATCATTCCCAATACCTACATGGTGGCCGAGAATAGTATCAATAGATTGGGGATGGGATGCAAATACTAGTATTATATGGGGAGCGATAGCACCGAACGGTCAGGTATATGTTTATCGAGTTTATAATCATCGCAATAAATATATTAAAGACTGGGTTCGTGATTTTGTTAACTTAAGTAGTGGTGAAACACAAGCTATTAGACGAATTAAGATTTGTCATAGTGCTACTCAAGAACGTGGTGAACCTAAAACTATTTTAGAACAAGTTAATGACGCATTAAAAGAGAATGATTTTCCAGTTCAGTGTTTTCTAGGTAAACGTGATAGGGTTGGCGGTAAAATGCTAATCCATGAATACCTTAGATGGAAAACTATTGATGAGAAAATACTTAGGCAGTCATATAACGAGAATTTAGCTAATGCTATACTTAGACAGTATGGACAAGAACGATACGATGCATATAATAAGATATTCATACCGGAAATAGAAGATAATCTACCAAAATTACAGTTATTTGATAAGGAAACTACTGAGTTACAAGAAGTAATACCAAATTGTCAGTACGAACAGAGAGAAAATAAGAATACTGAGGACGTAGCGCAATTCAAGGGCGATGACTTGTATGATAGTTTGCGTATATTACTTGAATCGGCTGATGAATACGTAAAGGAAGCAAGAGATGAATTTGCAACCAGACAGGTCATTGACAATGTGGTGGCTCAGTTCCATAAAAATCAGGATGCAACAGAGTTTTACCGCAGTATGGAAGTGGTTGAAGCTAAGTCTGTACAGAACTATGAACCTGTTAGGCGGTATCATCGCCCGTCGTACCGCCGTTAAATTTACTAAAGAGCAATTACATCATAATGAAGTAGTTGAGTTATATAAAGAACGCATCACCGGGCTAGAACTAGAATTAGAACTAGCTCGTAATGAAAAAGATAAATATGAAGGTTTGTTATTCAGACAGTTAGGTTTGAATCAGGATGTAACTGTTACTGGTATGAAACCAGAAGATATGAAATTTATTAGTCGCCCAATGTCACCGGGTAGATTACGTAATTCTTTAGAGCATGATAGTCGAATGGCTGCTGGCAAGAAATAATGCCAAAGAATAAAGAACTATCAGACGAATTAAAGAACGAACTTAAGACTATAGCTAAAGCTCTTAAGAATCGTGACCAAGCAGTACGTGATAGACATTTGCGTCTACTCAAGATGCTTGAATTATATTGGAAGAATATACATAACATCTTTTGGGATGCTGCTGCAAAAGATTATAGGAATATAAATGACCAAAAGCTCAATGAAGATTTGGACATGTATTATGCTGATAAAGTTATTAACATTTATAGGGCGCACGGAGAGTCTATTATTGCAGCCCTTTCACAAGATTTACCACAAACTATATTTGTACCAGATGACGCTGAAAATCAAGACGATAAACGAACGGCAGAAGTATGGACGAGAGTTAGTGAATTAATTGCACGTGAACAAAAAGCTATTCTTATTGTAATGCGTGCTCTTTATCTCATCTATAATCAGGGCACTATTGCTGCTTATGTTTATAGTAAAGAAGATAAAGATAATGGTACGTATAGTGTTCCGCAATATGGTAGAGGTAAAGTATACACAGATTTTGAAGTTTGCCCTAATTGTGGTGCTGATTTAGGTTCATCTTCTCGTTCAATGGATGTTATAGTAGAACCTGAACAAGTAATGTGTGAAGGCTGCGGGCAGGTCGTAGTACCATTTGTTGAGACTGATGAAGAAGAAATACCAATTATTACAGGTTATGACGAGAAACCTAAGCCACGTCCTTGTATTGAAGTTTATGGAATGTTGAATGTTAGAGTTCCTCATTTTGTTAGAACTCAAAAGGAATGCGGTTATTTAATTCTCGAAACTGAAACTGAAAAGGAATATGCTGAATCTATTGCTGACCAAGATGTAGCTAAAACTGGTGATGATTATGAAACTGGTCGTTGGGCTAGAATAGGTTCAGATTTTGAATGGGAAGATGCTGGTGATTTAGTTACATGGTCTAGAATTTGGTTAAGACCGTGGCAATTTAGACGTGCTTCTAGTACTGAGCATAGAGATAAACTACTTAAAGAGTTTCCTAATGGTTGTTATTTCCTTTTAATGAATGATACGTTCATTGAAGTGGAGTCTGAATCACTTGATGAACATTGGATTATTAGTCATTCACCGTTAAGTAGTCATATTCATGCTGAGCCATTAGGATTACCAGTTAAAGCAGTACAAGATATGCGGTCTGAAGTTGTAATACTTCAACTGCAATCAATGGAATATTCAATACCAGAAACATTTGCTGACCCAGCAGTATTAGATTTTCCATCATATAATAAAACTGAAGTTGCACCGGGACAGGTATTTCCAGTTAAATCAGTACCTCCTGGTAGAGCATTAGGTGATTCATTTACTACTCTTAAGACTGCGGCTTATCCTCGTGAGTCAGAAGAATTTAAGAAATCACTAGATGCTGATGGACAATTTGTATTAGGTGATTTTCCATCAATATATGGTGGTGTTCAATCAGGTGGAAGTAAAACATTTGCAGAATATAGTGCGAGTCAGGCGCGAGCGTTACAGCGTCTTAGCATTACTTATAAAATACTTCAAACTTTCTGGGCCGCAACCACAGAAAAAGCTACTCGTATATTCATTAATGAAATGCGAGAAGATGAGAAGTTTGTTAAAAAATCTGGTAGCAATTGGATTAATATTTGGATTAGGCGTTCTGATTTACTTGGAAAAATTGGTTCGGTGGAAGCAGAGACAAACTCAGCTTTCCCAATGTCATTTGCACAGAAGAAAGATGCGCTTATCAAACTGATGGAATATAAAGACCCAGCTATTCAATCGGTTATTACTCATCCTGAAAATGCTGGTACTGTTGCTAAGTATCTAGGCTTTCCTGAGCTATATATTCCTGGTGATGATTCTAGAAATAAACAGCTTAATGAAATTCAGGAAATGCTTGAAGGTTTAGAAGTAATACCTGATGTAGATTTAGATGACCATCAGATTGAATCTGATACCTGTATGGCGTGGTTGAATAGTAATTATGGATTGGATGCTGAAATTACAAATGCTGAAGGTCATGCAATAGTTAAAGAACATGCTAGGGTCCATAAACAAATTTTGGCTGTAATGCAGGAACAGGCAGCTATGTCGGAAAATGGAGATGAAAATGAATTTACTGATGAAAATGTGGCCTAAACTATTTTTTGCTCCAGATGGCGATGCTAGTAGTAATAGAGATGACTTCACCAAAGATTTAGGTGATTTAGGTGAATTTGATACTGACGATGCTAAGTCTGACGACTTAGATGATGATACTGACGATAAAGATGATGATAATATAGATGATGATGACGATGATAAAGATGACGATTCATCCGATAAAGATGAAGACGAAGACAAAAAACGCACTGATAAAGATGATAAAGATGATGATAAAAAAGATGACGACGACAAAGATGACGACAAGAAAGATGATGATAAAGAAGATAAGGGCGACAAAAAGGACGATAAAGATAAACCAATAGAACCAAAAGAATTAACTCCTAAAAATCTTAAAGAGCATGATGCAAAACTCTTTAAGGTATTTCCTGATTTAAAAGATACAATCTATCAGCATAGAGAATATCAAAAAGTTTTTGGTAGTGTAGAAGAAGCTGAAGAAGCTCGTGCTAAAGCTGAAACATTTGATGCTTTAGCTGAAACTACATTACAGGGTGACCCAACTGATTTAATTGCTGCTCTTAAAGAAACAGGTGCAGATAAGCTTGAATTATTTTCTACTGGTTTTCTTTCTAAAATCAGAGAAACTAGTCAAGATATGTACTATAAGATTACGGACCCAATTCTAGCAACTGCATTAAAAGCTGCTAGACAACATGCAGAACAGACTGGGCATAAGAATCTTGGAGTTGCCGTACAATATCTCTCAAGTTATTTGTTTAATAACAAAGATGTTCCTGAGTTTAAGAATGGTGTTAAAAAAGAAACTGACCCTGAAAAGCTTAGACTTGAAGAGGACCGTAATAATGATAGACGGCGGCGTTATGAGGAACATCACGGTTCAATTACTGAATTTTCAGAAAAGAAGCTAAAAGAATTCGTTAATGATGGTCTTGACCCTGAGAATGTATATAATAATTTCGTTAAGGAAGCATTAACTGAGAAAATTATTACCCGTATTAATGTTATTCTGGCTGAAAATAAGCCATTTCAGAGTCAAATGAATGCTTTATGGCGTGCAGCAGAAAAAGTAGGTTGGACTAGAGAATCTAAACAGAAAATTGCTCATACATATTTAGCTAAAGCAAGACGTGTTATGCCTGCTGTACGTTCACAAATGAGAAATCAAGCACCGGATAATAAAAATAGAAATAAAGATGATAAAAATCGTAAGAGAGATGTATCTGGTGGTGGTTCAGGTTCAGGTAGTGGAAATAGAGATAATGTGATTCCAAAAGACCCAAAGAAAGTTAAATGGGATAAACTTACTGATGAGGAAATTCTTGCTGGAGACTGATTGAAAAGCGAAATTCACTTAAAATCCGTGTGGTGAATACGGGCTTAGTAAATCTCATATGTATATGACACATATTAGAAAGGTAGTAGTAGAAAGAAGGGTAACATGCCAACAGATGAAGCAGATGTTGTAGCTAATGAATTAGAAAAGACGCATCCTAAAGTTGCGCTTCTTTTTGAACGTGAAGGAACTTTTTGGTCTGATGTAGTTGCAAAAAGACCTGGTGTAGAAGTTTCTGCGCGTGATGCTAGAGTACCACTTGAATTACGTCCCGGTGGTAAATTTGGACATTTTAATCCTGATGGTGGTGGATTGGGACGTGGTACTGGGCCGAAGTTTGATAAAGGTCTTGTACCTGCTGTATATAATAAAATGGGTGTTGAGTGGACAAGAAAGTCTGATTGGGCTACAGATTCTGCACGTAAAGCAGTTTTGAGCACATTTAGGCATCTTGTAGCAACATCAATGGCAGAATATCGCCGTTATATGGATTCTCTTGCTATGACTGCTGGTGATGGTGTATTGGGCACTATTACTACAGTTGGTAGTGCTGGTGGTAAGGATACATATACATTTAGTGATACTACAGGAGATGGATTCGATATTAGACTATTGCGTGATAGTCAATTCGTATCTGTTTATAATGCTGCATTAACTACACGTAGACCTTTTGCTGGTCTAGGTGCTGTAGCTGGTGAAGGTCCGATTGAATTTTACGACATTGGTAATAAACAAGTTCGTATTAATTCAGCCGCAGCCGGTGCTATTGCTACAGATAAAGTTGTAGTTGGTGGTCTTACAGCTACTCCACCTGTTAGTATTTTTGGTGTATTGTATCATCATTCAGATGCATCTACAGGTACATGGCTTGGACTTGATAGGGCTACATTGCCACAAGTTCGTGCTAATCGTGTAAATGCTGCTGGTGCTTCATTTGCTTTACCATTTGCACGACAGGCCATGAATAAAACTGGTAATCGTGTAGGTAAATCACAACTGAAAACACTTAAAGCATGGATGCATCCGGCACAGCAAGATGCATATGAGCGGGCAGGTCAATTGGTTTCTACAATCAATATGACTACGAAATCGTCCGGACTCAATATGTATTTTGACAATGATAATATGCAACTTGCTGGTGCTCCTGTACGTACCCATTTCTCATGGAATAAAAAGAGAATTGATTTTATTCTTGAAAGTGCATGGGGACGTGTAGAAGTACAGCCTGTTGGATATTATACAGATAAACAGGGCCGTAAGTTTTTCGAAATTCGTGATACCGATGGCGGTGTTGCGGCGGCTGATATTTTCTATATTGCATCAGGTCTTAACATTTATGTAAGCAATCCGGCAGCGGAAACTTACATTGATAATCTTGCTATTCCGTCTGGTTATTAAGGAGCTGGTTAACTAATATATCATCTCGTCCTCCAAAACGACAGAGAGTCCATATATTAGTTACCATTACGAGGGTGATACTCAAGCTGGGGGAGCCTTAAAGTATCACCCTCGTATAATTATAAATTATGGAAACTATAAAGGTAATTAATAAAAGGTTAGCTACTAAATACGGACTTTCTCTGGATGGTCGTCCAAACTATCGAGTGGTATTTTCAGATACTCAATTTGAGAATCAATTCGGTATTTTTGAGGACTTTTCAGGTGACATTCTTCTTAGACGAGTTAAAGAATATCGTACTGTTAGAAAGTATGAATACATAGATGGTAAACATGTACTCGAAAAATTGTGGTTTTTTGATTATGGTTCATTCCCAGACAGGCCATTCATAAATAATTCATACGAGCCTGTCTGGACATTTATGGATAAAGAAAGAAATCCACTTTATCCTATTTGGGAAGCCGTAGAGTTTGCAGTTGAATGTAGTTTAGAAGGAGTAAGACGTACTTTACGTTCTAAAGTTAAACGAGATTACGTTGCTGAAGAAAAGGAAGCTAAAGATAAAGATATTAAAGGTCTTGAGGATATGTTAGGTGTTGATGGTGATGGTGTAATGGATATGAAGAATCAAAAAGTCAATTTCGTTAAACCTGTATTTTTAGGTGGTCATGTATTTACTGGAGGCAAATAATGGAAGGTCAAATCTGTACAGTCGTATCATGCTTGCCGTTTAGAGTGAATAAGAACATTCCTCATTGTTATCCTGGCAATTTTACTATGCCAGAAGTAAAGAATGTATTTAAGGAATGTGAAATTCTTCATGTTGGACCTACTCTTTGCCAGTTTTATGTAGGCGGAGAAGCTGGGGATAATAATGATGGATGGATTAAGAAAACTATTCCGTCAAATGAACTTGCTGAATCTATTGCTCGTGATGAAGTTAGTTCTTGCATTAATATCACTCCTGGTGTTGTTCAACCTGCTATATTTTGGCTTGAAGGTAAAATTGATGTAGAGAAAGTAGTACTACTACATCATGATAAGCTAGACCAATATCGTGAAATGCAGAAACGATGGTTCATTGAATTAATTCGTGAGGCTGATATAGACTTTTCTAAACTTAAGTCACCAGGCGTAGTTAGTGATTTGCATCGTAAAGCTGCTCGCGCGCTAAATCTGAAACGTGATTGGGATACTGAAACAGTTATTAACAATATTATGACTTGTCCTTCATGTCAGGCTATTGTTAATCCATTAGCAATGGTTTGTTCTAATTGCAAGTATATTATTAATGAAGAATTGTATAAAGCTAATGCTGGTAGATTCATGGGTGGTGTTTCATCTGAAGTAGCTAAAGAACCAGTAAAGGTATAAAATGATAGTAAGTGACGTTGCAGATAGAGCTAGAAAAGTTTTCATGAATGATGCTGATACACAGCTATATAGTAATGCTGTGTTATTACCCTTTGTTCAGCAAGCATATGGAGAAGCCCAAATAGAAATATCTGCTAATGGACTTGGACTAACTAAAGAAGTATCAGCATTTGTAGCTGTACCTGCTGGTGCATTACCTGTCATTACCATAAACGAAATAAATGATATGGTATTGCCTCTTGAATTGTATGAACGAGCGGCTGGCGATACAGGTTTATATAGTTTAATGAGTAAGTTAACATTTGAAACTGAAGATGAACGTGATGACTCATTAAGAGTTTGGAATTGGCGAGAAAATGAGATTAAATTGCTAGGTGCATTGACTGATAGAGAAGTAAAAGTAAAGTATATTAAGGGATTACCTGCATTAGTTAATGAAACTAGTCCAATTCTCCTCAATAGTTCATTGGAATTTCTTGCTGCACGTTCATCAGGTTTAGCTAGTCGTTATATTGGTGGTAATATTGCTAGAGCTGATGCATGTGATAATGATGCAGGCAGACTATTACCTCGTTTAGTATCAATAGAGGTTAAAGCAACACAAGAAAATCCGGTTAGACGTAGGCCATTTCGCGCTAGGCATCATGTAGGATGAATCATACTATCAATGTAACCTAGAACTGAATTGGAGAGTGAAAAATGTGGGATTTTATTCAACGTGTACTGAGAATTTGGGCCGAACACAATGCGGAACATGTACTAAATCGTAGGGTAAGACTTACTATAGCACAAATAAATGCTGGTGCTGATATTGTTGCAGCATTACCAGGGCATAGTTTGAGACTTATAGATGCTAAAATGATTGCAGTAGGTGGTGCAGCAGGTGGTACAACTACTGTAGATATTATTGCTACATTAGCAGCAGTATCACGTAAACTAGTTGCAGTAGCTATTGCAGCTTTAACACAATCTGCTGTAGTTAGAGCAGGTGCAGCTAACTCAGTTGTATTAGCAGATGGTGCTTCATTTACTGCAAATGATGTTAATACTCCAATTCGTGCATTTGTAACGGGTGCGGCCCTGACAACTGCAACTCATATTGATTTTGATGTTACCTATGCATTGAGTAAAGTCTAATGTTTGAAGAGTATCAGCCTTTTCCTATTCGAGACTTTGGGGGTCTATGGAAACGTGGAAAGGCTGATACTTGCCCAAGTAATCATTTTCAGGATTGTTCAAATGTAGTATTTGGTGAAGCTAGTGTTAAAACACGAAATGGTATTGAACAAGTATTAGCATCTGGTGCAGTATTACGTACTCATAGTTACAAGAGAATTAATGAAGCAGAACGTACTTTAATACTTAAAGCAGGTGGTAATCTTTATGATAGCGTAAATTTAGGAGTACCAATACTTACCATAGCAGCAATGACAGATTTCAGTGCGCTAAACCTTTATAATAGAGTTTACATAAGTCCTCATAATGGTTTAAAAGGTTTAGCTAATGAAAAAATTTATGTATGGGACGGAACTACATTACGTGCTGCTGCTGGTGTTGCTCCTAGTGCTGCTATAACTGCTGTACAATCTGCTACATCAGGTAATATTGAAGCAGGTACACATTTATACGGTATAGTATTTGAATCTGCTAGTGGATACTTAAGTAAGCCCGGTCCTACATCATTTGGTGTAGTTGTATCTGATGGCACACATAAAGTAGATATTAGTGGAATTGCGGCGGGACCGGTCGGTACTGTACGTAGACATATTATTGCCACTAGAGCAATAGCTACTTATGATGGTAATCAATTTGGTCAGGAATGGTTCTTTATACCTGACGGAGTTATCAATAATAACGTAGATACAACAATTTCTGTTAATTTTTATGATAGTCAACTCAGTGAAGATGCGTTGTATCTTTTTGATGTACTTACTGAAATACCCGCCGGACTTGTATTAGGTCATTATAAGGGTAGAATGATAGTAGCCAATTTTGATGATAATCAATTTATGGCTCGGCTATCTGAACGTAATGAACCTGAAATATTTGATGATGCTAATAGTGCTTTAATTGTTGGACCTCAAGATGCTAAAGGTATTACCAATGTAGTTGAACATAGAGATTTACTTGGATTAACTAAATCCATGATGTCTTATGTTACTTCTGATAATGGAGATAATCCATCTACATGGGAAGTAATATCATTAGACCCTGGTATCGGTACTGAAGTTCATGGTATTAGTGCAATACTTGATAAATCTGGAACCAGTACTGACAGATTTTTTATAGCTAGTCGTGGTGGTTTGATAATGTTTGATGGTTCATTTAAACAACCTGAACTGTCATGGAAAATTGAAGATTTGTGGCTAAGAATTAATCAGGATAATTTTCATAAGACAGTAGTAGCTTATGACCCAGTTAATAAGCTTATATACTGTTTAGTACCTCTTGATGCAGCTACTAGTCCTTCTCATATTTTTTATGCAGATTGTAATGAAGGATTAGATTATAAAAAGATTAAATGGTCTGTATGGGAATTTCCTAATGCGCCTACTTCAATTTTTATTGGAATTCTTAATAATACCCCTGTTCTTAACATTGGTAGCGATAATATTTATCGGATTGCTGTTGGGCGTACCAATGATAATAATATTGCTATTAATAATTATGTTAAGCTAGGACTCATACCAGAAAAAAGTAATGGTATGATTAATCATTTTAGTTTCCTTCAAATGCGTATCAGTGGTGCAGGTTCAGTAGCACCACAATTGAGTGGTATTGATGATACTGGTATAGTTAATCCACCTAATTTTGTTCTTTCTGCTGCACCAGGTACAGAAGTAGTTAGAAAAATTAATTACGTTAAGGAAAGAATGTCTGTTAAATTTACATTATCAAGTATAGATGAAATATTTGAAATGAATAGTATTACGGCTTATTACAAAGCATTGTGGTCACAGCGACCTGCTTAAATGAATGAAACAGATAGAGTTAGAGCAATTATTACTGGGATACAAACTAAGTATCCAAAGATTTATGAGGCATTAAGTGCTTTAGCTAAAGGTTTAGATAAATTAGATACTAATCTTGAGGAAGTTAGAAGCGAGATAAATGCAATACCTGAAACTGGTTTAGCTATTGCACCGAACGTACTAATATTTAGTTATGAATTAACAAGGCGTAATGTTATACTTAGATGGGAACAGCCTGACCTAAGTATATTTCAGTACGAGATTAGAATTGGTGGTACTAATTGGAATGATAGTACTCATTTACTCAGGACCGCAACCTTAAGTGCAGTATTTGACCCATTACCAGTTGGAACTACACGATATTGGATTAAAGGTATAGATTTTGATGGTAATGAAAGTACTGATGCTTTAGCACTTGATGTAAATGTTCCAGCTTTAGGTGGTATAGTAGTAACAGCAACAGTAATTGATAATAACGTATTACTATCTTGGACTAAAGCAGACAGTACATTCGATATAGATTTTTATGAAGTTCGTAAGAATGGTGTACTAGTAGGAGAACATAGTGGTACGTTTGCCATACTATTTGAAACCGTTTCTGGTACTTATGAATATAGTGTACGTGCAGTAGATATAGCTGGTAATATTAGTCCAGAAGCTACTGTAATAGTTGACGTAAGACAGCCACCTGATTTTGACTTAGTAGCTCAAGGTATTGATGATTTAAGTGGTACTAAAGTCAATACTATTATTGTTAATGGTAAATTACTTGCTAATGTTAATTTAACTGAAACCTGGACTGACCATTTCGTAAATAATGGCTGGACTACAATACAACAGCAAATAGATGCTGGCTTTCCATTATATTATCAGCCATCACCAACTACCGGTAGTTATGAAAAAGTATTTGATTTCGGTGCAGCATTTGATGATGTTATCATTAATTTAATATGGAATCAAAATCAGATAAGTGGTAGTACAACAGTTAGTAGTACAATTGCAACTAGTTTAGATAATGTAAGTTATACTACTCCTGTTGCTGGCAGGTCATTATTTACTACTTCTGCTAGATACGTAAAAGTTAAAATTACTTTTACTGGTGTAAGTGGTGCAGCCTTAGTTGAATTTTCTGACTTAATTGTAGCTCTTAACGTAAAGGCAGAAGTAGATAGTGGACAGGTTAATGCTGATAAAGATGATGTAGGTGGCACAATAGTATTATTCAACAAAGCATTTAAGGATGTTAATAGTATTACGATTACTGCGGATAGTATCGAACCTATTTATCCCATTTATGATTTTGTTGATATTCCTAATCCTACTCAGTTCAAAGTGTTGATATATGATAGTAGTGGACAAAGAGTTGATTATCTGATTAGTTGGAAAGCTAGAGGAATTACTTAATGGCTGGCCGACATATTAGATATAATGTAGCAGGAAGCTATTTTGAATATTCCACTACTGGTTTAGAAGCTGGACCGTGGACTAGATTGCCTATACTTATAAATGATGCAAGAGTTGCTTATGAAGATGAAGCCAATGTATTTAGTGTTGCTGCTAATCAATTTACAGACCGTATTCAGTTCAACGGTGGTTCAGC